CTCGTCAGTGCGACGCAGCCACGTTCCGGCGGGTCCGGCGAGGCGGCATATGAAAGTCATAACCACGACATCGATAACGATTACGCAGACGATATTATCTATACGGATACGCTAAAGCCCGGCGACCTGGTGAGCGTGCTGCCCTGCGCCGGCAGTCAGCTGTATATTATTACGGATAAGCTGGTGAAACTATGAGCGCAGAATATCCCTTCACGGGGACAGAACAAACGAATCGCAGTATAGACCTGCCTATGTTCCGGGAATATGCCTGGGATTTTGAACACGACGTTTTCCTGTACGATGAGGCCGGCAACCACATCATGGTGGAAGGTAACGAAGCGGTGAAGGTGTGGATTTACAAAGCCCTAAAGACGGAACGGTACGCCTATCTGGCGTACTCGTGGCAGTACGGCATCGAGCTGATGCCGTTCATCGGCAAGGTCATGAGCGTGCAGGAACGCTATTCGGAGCTGAAGCGCGTTATCGTCGAGTGTTTGATGGTCAATCCGTACATCCAGTCCATTGACTCGATTACGTTTTCCAGTAAAGGAACGCGGGTGACATGCGATATTACACTTACGACGGTATACGGGGAGGTGAATATCAATGTATGAGGCTAGGGAACAGCCGGAGATTTTGAAAGAGCTGCAAGACAAGAGCACGACAGACGCCAGCAAGTTTGAAGGAACCTTTGAATACGATATGTTTGCGTCGAACAGCATCGAATTTGCCAAGCAGGAAGTCGAGCGGGAGCAGATGTACAAGGCCGCCTTTGCCGAGACGAGCTGGGGCGCATATCTGACCCTGCGGGCGGCAGAACACGGCATTTACCGCCGGGAAGCGACAAAAGCAATCGGCGAGCTGACGGTAACGGGAAACGGCACGGTGCCGGAAGGAAGCTTGTTTGCGACGCAGTCCGGCGTATTGTTCCATGCTACGGAAGATACGCAGATTACAGAACAGGGCGTGATTGCTATTGAGGCGGAAACGGCCGGAATAAGCGGTAACGTCAAGGCCGGGGCAATAACGGTCGTTTTCATGTCTATCCCCGGCATTACGGCAGTCACGAATGATGCGGCGACGCACGACGGCTTCGATGAAGAAAACGACGCGGAACTGTTGGAACGGCTGCTGTTCAAAGTACGGCATCCGGCGACGAGCGGCAATGCCAACAACTACATCGAATGGGCAACGAGTATTGAAGGCGTTGGCAAAGCGATGGTAAAAAAGCTGTGGAACGGCAACGGTACGGTTAAAGTGCTGATTACCGATTCTAACGGCGACCCGGCGTCGGAAGATCTGCTCGAAAAGGTAGCGGCATACATTGAAACGCAGCACCCCATCGGCGCGACCGTTACGGTTACGGCGCCGACGGTACTGCCGGTCAAGGTGGAATTGACGCCGACAAGCGGCGGCGGCAATATCGGCGGCATCAAAAATGTGCTGAAACGGTATTTTGCTTCGGACGATTATGACGGACAGAAAGTATCGTATGCGAAAATCGGCAAAACAATTTTAGCGAACAGCAACGAAACGCAGGTATATGACTATGAAGATTTATTGCTGAACGGCGGTATGGACAATATCCCCGTTACAGACGAACAAATCCCGCAGGTTAGCGAGGTGGTGCTTCATGGCTGAGTTTGAGTTTTTGCGTGTTACGCCCGTAGCACTGCAGCGGTATTTGCCGCGTTTCTTAAGACATGATCCGGCATTTACGGATATGCTGCAGACACTGTCCGACGAGCATGAAACACAGCGGCAGTACCAGATCGAAACGGTGAAGCAATTCTTCGTGCAGACGGCTACGTGGGGACTGGCCGACTGGGAGCGGTTTGTCGGTCTTACCACCAATACGGAACGAACCGATGAAGAACGACGTAACGATGTGCTTGCTCGTTTGATTAGCGCGCCGTCGGTAACGCTTGAATTTATTACAAACATCATCAATTTGTACGTAACGGACGGCACGGGCATTGCCGAAGACTACCCGGAAGATTACCGCATCGACATCATCATACCGGAAGGAAAATACACAAAATTAGACGAGCTGAAAGCGACGCTGGACGTGTATGTCCCGGCGCACATCGGGCTCCGGTACGATTTTATTACCCGTCTGGAGCGGCAGTACACTTTTTACGGCCAGGGCATGGAACACGTATATCTTACGATACCGCCAGCTAAACGGCAGACGGCATTTGCAAAAGAAACGAAGTTCGCTGGCAGAATGGTATTTTGCCGCGTAGACATCAAGGAGGACTAATATTATGGCAAATTGGAAACAGGTTACGCTTACCAATGCGGGCCGGGAATTGGCCGCGGCCGTTACGGCGGGGCAGCTTAAACTGAATATTACGGAAATCTGGTTCGGCAGCGGCACACCGGCGAATTTAGAAACGGCAACGGACTTAGCCGCTAAAAAAATTAAAGCCGATATTGTCAGCATCAAACAACAGGACATGGAGTGCCTCATTACGTTCCGCGTTAGCAACGAAGGCCAGGCAAGCGCTGTCGTGCTCAGCGAAATGGGGTTTTATGCAAAAGGCACATCGGGAAGCAATATTTTGTTCAGCGTCACGACGGACGACCAGCCGGCAACGCTGCCGGCACAGGGCAGCGGCTCCGTATACAGGCAGACGATGACCATGGCGTTTGGCTATTCCAACGCAGAAAACGTTGAGATTGATTCAACGATCATAGACGGCACGCCGGAAGAAGATGTGGCGGCGATGATTCAAGAACACGATGAATCTGCTTCAGCGCATCAAGACTTTGTCGGTGCGACGGCAGCAGAAGCAGGAGCTCGCGGCATGGTACCAGCGCCGCCTGCCGGGGCACAAAATAAAGTGCTGACCGGCGGAGAAATTTGGACGCTCATCGAAGAACTCAATGTCGCGCTTGGGACCATAGATAAACCGCAAACGAATACGGCAGCACTTAAAACGTTGCTTGGCGGGATAGTGTACATGATTAACGCTATCACCGGGCAGAATGATTGGAAAACGCTGCCGGCGGCGAGCATCGCAACTATCTTGAGCAACTTGCAAGGAAGTCTTGCAGTAAACTGGGACGGCAATAAATTTACCGTGCCGGCACTGGGAGTGTCCGGCCTGATGGCACAAAACGGCTATATAAACTTTGGCAAACTATTTGGCGGTCTAATTGTACAGTGGGGAAGAACTTATACCCAAACCGGGGCACTATTTACAACATTTCCAATCCAATTTGCTAATGAAGTTTATGCCATTGTCTGCACTGAGGCAGATGCTGGCGTGTGGAAACCAACTCAGGCAGTCATAAGTGGCATTGCAAATGGTGCAACTACATTAGGTTGTACTATACACTCTCGCTGGATCGATAATGGCGTTGTCATATTAGCCGGGGAGACAATAACCTATGTAGCTATCGGCCGATAGCTATATGTAAGTAAACAGTGGGGAAAAAATACATTGACATCAAACGGCCAACAATTTACATTTCCGCTAACAAGTTCGTCTGGATGCTTCGTGATATTTGCGAGTGATCGAGACTATGGTTGTGATAGGCTCGGTATCGTGCCGGACACAAGAAATACTTTTGTTTGTTGGAACAAAGGCGACACTGGACAATTCACGGAATTCGATTTTTCGTGGATTGCACTTTGCATCTAATTTTTAGACGCCGATAGTGATACAAAAAGCGGCGGGGCGGTCGCTCCCGGATGTACGCAGTGCAAACGACGTCATCGACCAGTTATAGTCTCTTAAAACAGCCACCGTTTGCTTAAAATCTCCATCCGAGCTATCGACAACACCCGTCGCTACTATTTTGTACCATTGCTTGTACGCAATGGGCAATGATACTGATGTCGCATTACCACCTGGGGTATTAGTAGATATCCACTGTTGAATGTTATATCAAGCTTTCGCAATTGCTATATACTGTGCGGACTGTTCCCATGTAGGCTGGCTGGAATAAATCTTTATTGATGTTGTTGTAGCAAATTCAGCACCGAAGCAGATTGTTGCCTTCCCGGTATCACATGCCAAAGTCCTTAATCCTTCACTTACAGCAATTGGGAGTGTAACCTCTTTGGTAGCCCCTGTGAAATCTCCGGTACTTCCCCACTGTCTACCATCCGATCACAATAAGATTAATTGTATCACCGCCGCCGCTTGATCCCATATAGTCTTGATCAATCCAGGTAAGATATGTAGTAGTAATTTCTTGTGTTATCTCCGAAAAACAGCTGACTCCGGTCACTCTAGTTAATGTGCATCCAATGGGATTATTTGTAAATGCACACGGATACACCCATTTCCAGGGAGTTGGTAAGCCGCCAACATTTTTGGTTCCCCACTGTTTATACGCCGATGGAAATCCAGCCAAAAGCACCTAATGCCTTGTTTGCGCTATCTGTCGTTACCGTGAAGTTGTTATTGGTAATTGATAAAACGGCTGCTGTGAATGCGTCACCGTTCGTCCCCGTAATATCATACGGAATTGCATGAACGAACTGGCTATAAGCAAGTGGAAAAGATACGCTATATTGAAGAGCAGTAGCATTATTTTTTCCCCACTGTAAATTAAATTAAGAAAGGATGATTTTTATGTATTTATGCAAATTTGATTTTGACGGTAATCGCATTGCGACCGTTGCAGACGGCATTCATTTTTCGACAGCAGAAGAAAAGCAGAAGTATCTCGATGACGGATACATCGAAACATCGGCTGATGATTATGCGTACTATGTTGGTAATCGCGGCACGGGCGCTAATGGTACGGGCTATATTCGCGGCGCGGATGGCAAGCCGACTGATGCACCGGCAATTATTGTGACGACGGAGCAGAAGCAGGCGTCGATTGCGGCGGATTATGAGTCGCAGATTAGCGAGCTCAAAGATGCACTTGCGACTGCTACGCTGGCTGGCGATGAGTCTTTGATTGCCGAGCTGAAATCAGAGTATGCAGAAGTTAAGGCCGAGTATAAAGCTGCATTGAAAGGAGCTGAATGATTATGGCAAGAGCAAAACGTTGCCCATTCTGCGGGCATAAATTGGATGCTGAAGGCTGGTGCCGAAATGAAAAATGTGCGGATTATATCCGGACGCAGACGCATGACACCGAAAAAGCCGCCGAGGCAGGCAAAGCAACGGCTGACGGGGATTCTGGTCAGTCGGACACTGACAAATAAAATCGTGCGAGAATCGTGCGAGAATCGTGCGCTGTATCTGATGCAAAAAGCCGCCAAACCCTTGTGGTGTAAGGGTTAGCGGCTCTTGTGAATCGTGTGAAATTGCAATGACAGGTTAAGCGCATGGCGATGCAGGACTATCAAGGGATAGCATGGATTTACATGTATTCGTTAAGCACACGTTAAGTACAAACCTTGTCAATGGCTCTTAGTAATTCGCGCACACTCTTATGTGTGTAGACGCGCTCGGTCACTCCTTCAAGGCTGTGCCCGAGGATGAGTTTGATGACGGTGCGGTTGATGTCAGCAGAGTCAAGCATACTGGCAAGCGTGTGGCGGCATTCGTGCGGCGTATGCGCCATGCCAAAGTGGCGCATGACTGGGTCAAAGATGGCCCGTCGGAACGAGTCGTAACTGTGACGCGTCCCGTCGCGCCGCGTGCAGATGTAGTCTCCTTTTCCCTGCATGGCATCCTCGTACCACGATATGAGTCGCTTGGGGATGGGGACGAGCCGCCCGCGTCCTGCCTCGGTCTTGCTGTGCCGGATGACGATGACACGGCGTCTCAGCTTGACATCAGTCTTGCGTATGTGGCG